GGATGAAACATATGTGCGGGGTAAGCCTATACTAGGCGCCTATAGGTCTGAGAGTCCTAATAAAAGTGGAGTAAGGAAACTTGAGGAATTAGTGGGGCTTCTCACCCCTACTTTAGTCCCAGGTATAAAAAAAGATTTACGACAAGAATGTTTTAGCTAAAGTTGGTGGTATTCTTAGAGGTCCTAGACTAGTTTATAAACCACTATTTGTAACTTCTGATGTATACCCATTTTATGTAGATAAAAGCACGACGAGTAAGTGGCCTTCCACGAAAATTGAGAAAGGATGTTCGTTACCAGACGATATTAGAGAGGCTCTCCCTATAAGAACATCGAAAACGTGCAGATACATTGGGAACGTTAGAATGCCAATAGGCGCTAGGAAGCAGAAGTTTCGACAGATGGATCCATATTGGAATGATCCGAGCTTCAAATGGTTCACGGATAGAGGCTGTTACTTTACAGATTACAGAATAACTGCTAGTGGCGCCTGGGCTACGCAGGTTGGGAACTTCCAGGAGCTGTGTGATCCTACTCCAGAAATTGATATCGATACATATTGGAGGGCTGCTCAGAAGAGGCTTCATAAAATTAAATTGCCCAAAATCGATATAGACATAAATGAGGATTATGTCCTAGCAGTTGGTACTAAGCCTAGTTCGTTCTCAGGACTACTTGCATCACAACATGCAGGGGCTACTCACTACGGTGCTGATAAAATTATTAAACCGATAGCTGCTAGAGTTTTTAGAGAGGCTTCTAAACAGAAGATTGTTGATAGATCAATATGGTCTATAGGTGGTAGAGGTAGATCAAACAAAATAGATTCTAGTAATATTGGCGCTGAGATTAAATCAAGGGTAGTACTTATGCCTGAGGGTGTGTCAAAAATAATTGCGCTAGCTATTTCTGGTCCTTGGATGAGGTTAATCGTTAAAATTAATAAAGTTAATCCGACCAATGAGATTGGTGTTGGTCTTGATTTTATGAATGGTAGGTTCGGTGGTTTTAGTAGAAACTTACAGAAATACGATACCCAGTTTGAAGTGGACTGGAAAGGCTTTGATACTAAAGTTACGGAGGACCTACTTGTACTAGCGTTTGCGATACTACGTGGATGTTACCCCAAAGGGAAAAAGTGGGATAATCTGTTCTTTTTTATGGCATCTGGAACTATTTTTAAGAATGTAGTGACGCCGGGTGGTTTTTGTTTTCGTCTCTCGAAATGTCTCCCTAGTGGTTCTCCCTGGACTACTGCTCTAGGTTGCATTATTAATTGGCTAATATGGTCTAAAGTACTTGAAGATGTTGAAAGTAGCCATGTGACATGCTACGGTGATGATTCACAGGGTGGTATAGATACTACTAAATTTGGCTACAACATTTATGATAAATTCTGGTTTGAGAGCAGAATTAAACTAACGCCTATGGTTGGTAAAGGGCTACAAATATTTGATAAATACTCATTTCCCACACCTTACTCTGGTCCTACATTACTCAAGGCATATGACTGTGGAGGTATGCCTGCTAGGAAACAAAGTGATTTTTATGAAACACTACTATTTGGTGGTGGAAGTGGTCTAAGGCACTCGCGTAGTTACTGGGATATGTACGAGAAAACGAAAGGTGCGCTTTATAATAATCCATTCTCATTCCATACCCAAAGTGTCTTGGAGAGGTTGTTGTGCATACAACAGATATATCAGTCCACAGTATTTTGATTCACCCAAGACTAAAGTAGCGCTACCATGGCTAGATGAGCAAAAATTCTATTGTTGTTCTTTTGTCCCTGTCGAGGAAGGAAGTAGAGGCATTTATGAG